CACCTATACCAAGAAGGACGGGACTGAGACGGTGGAGGAACACTTCGCCCGCCCGGAGTGGCAGGCCGATATGACCCACCTGGAGCGGCAGTATTTCGACAGGTGGGGTAAGAAAGAGAAGCACGAGTTTACCGGAAAGGATGGTAAGCCGATAGAGGCGGAGATAGATGCAAAAGGAAAACTCCTTGATGCACTCAATAAGTTTGCTGCCGGAGCAGGAGCGGCGGAAGGCGATAAACCGGCTGACACAACAGGAGGCTGAGGCTCTCCTTTACGACTGGGAAGCCTGGGCCCGGCCGAACCAGCTGCCACCGGCCTGGGCCTGGTACATCTGGCTTATCCTCAGCGGGCGGGGCTTCGGGAAGACCCGCACCGGTAACGAGCTGGTTATCAGGTGGGCCAGGGAAGGCTATAACCCCATAGCTCTGATAGGCCAGACCAAGGCCGATGTCCGAGATACCATCGTCGAGGTCGGCGACAGCTCCATCCTGAAGATAAGCCCGCCCTGGTTCTACCCGGAGTACGAGCCCTCCAAGCGCCGGGTGATCTGGCCGAACGGGGTACTGGGCATTATCTACTCAGGGGATGAGCCGGACCAGCTGCGCGGCCCGCAGCACGCCAAAGCCCTCGTGGATGAAATCTCGAAGTATAAGTACCCGCAGGATACCTGGGACAACCTGATGTTCGGCCTGCGGGTCGGCACCAACCCCCAGGCGGTGGTGGCAACTACCCCCAGGCCCATCAAGCTGATTAAGACACTGCTCAAAGACCCGAAGACAGCTATCACCCGGGGGCACACGATGGATAACAAGGCCAACCTGGCGCCGTCTTTCCTGAAGTATATCATCGAGAAGTATCAGGGGACACGGCTCGGCCGGCAGGAGCTGGACGGGGAGGTGCTGGACGATAACCCCGATGCCCTCTGGAAGCGAGACAGGATTGACGAGCTGAGGGTCAGGCAGCACCCGGACCTGACCCGGGTCGTGGTGGCCATAGACCCGGCGGCCTCGGACAGCCCGGAGTCGGCGGAGACGGGCATTATCGTGGCCGGCGTTGCGATGTTCAACGGGCAGTTCCACGGCTATATCCTGGATGATTTAACGATAAGGTCTTCCCCCAGCGGCTGGGCGACCGCCGCGGTAACCGGATACTACAAGCACAAGGCCGACCGGATAGTCGGCGAGGTCAATAACGGCGGGGACATGGTGGAGCACACGGTCAGGACAGTTGAAAAGAACGCGTCCTATAAAGCCGTCCATGCCAGTCGTGGTAAGGCGGTCCGGGCGGAGCCGGTCAGCGCCCTCTACGAGCAGGGGCGGGTTCACCACGTCGGGTTCTTTGCCGAACTCGAAGACCAGCTCTGCGAGTGGGTGCCCGGGGGCACCTCGCCGGACCGGCTCGATGCCCTGGTCTGGGCTCTTACCGAGCTGATGATTGAAGAGTCCAAGCCCCCGAAAGAATTTATGATAGGAGTAGCGGCTTGATGTTAAATGAGCTTAGAAGCAGGATAGCCATAGCCCTTCTCCCGAAGAAAAACGGAGAGAAGGCAGTCAACACCGCGGCCTTGAATCCCTTCCAGATTCTCTCCCTGCAGTATGCCAGCGTCCCGGTCTATACCGATATGACGGTGAGGAAGGCAACCCGCGAGGGCTATAAAATCAGCGTCTATGTCTACCGCGCCGTGAGGACGATTATCCAGGCGTCCTCGGCCATTCCCTGGGTCATCCTGGACAGCAAAGGGGAGATAATAGAAGGGCACCCGCTGGCGAAGGTGCTACGGAAACCCAACCCGGAGTTCTCGGGGCAGGACCTGATGGAGTTCCTCGTCGCCCACCTCGAGCTGACGGGGAATGCCCTCTGGCAGCCGATAATCGTGGGAAAGCAGGTCAAGGAGATCTGGACGGTGATGCCCGACCTGGTGCAACCCATCCCCTCGGATGTCCCCGGTGAATGGCTGAAGGGTTGGCAGGTGACCAGCGCCGGAGGCGGCCAGCAGGTGGTACCCCCGGGCCAGTTCGTCCACTTCATGATGGTCGACCCTGGCAACCCGTATTGGGGCATGGGGCCGCTGCAGGCAGCCGCCCGGACCATCGACACGGACAACGAGGCCCAGGATACCCAGAAGATTTCAATGCAGAATAGAGGTGTCACCGACGGGGTCTTCACGCATGAGACTCCGCTGTCGCAGGAGCAGTTCGAGGAGGCACGCCGGCAAATAAAGGAATACTTCCTGGCTAAGAGCAGGAGACGCGAGCCCTGGGTGCTGGGCGCCGGGGCCAAGTGGAACCAGATGTCCCTGACCGCTATCGAGATGGACTATATCGCCTCCAGACTCTCCGGGAAGCGTGACATAGCCGGGGCGTTCGGGATAAGCCCGATATTCCTCGGAGATTTAGAACAATCGTCCTATAACAATATGATGGAGGCTCGCAAGGCTCTCTATGAAGACGTTGTCATCCCGCTGCTCGACGATATAAAGTCGACGCTCAATCTCAGGCTGGCCCCGATGTACGGGGACATTACGATTTCGTATGATACCTCCAAGGTGGCCGCCCTCCGTGAAGACTTTTCCAAGAAGGTGGAGCAGGCCAAGAACTTGTGGGCGATGGGGGTCCCTTTCGACCAGATAAACGAGAGGCTGGAGATGGGCTTCAACGAGTTTACCGGCTGGGACAGAGGCTATTTGCCCCTGACCCTCTTGCCGGCCGGAGTTCCTACGAAGGCAGGAGTCAAGGCCGCCGACCTGGAGACAGAAGAGGCCAAGGCCGCTCAGTGGAAGAGAATAGACCGCCGGCGCGTCGCCTGGTGGGGAGTGGTCAGCGGGAAGGTCATCCCGCTCTATGAGGCCGAGGCCAAGGCGATAGAGAAGGCGCTGAAGGGCATCAAGGCCCAGGCCGACCTGGAGAAGGTCATCAACGGGGCTATCGATAGCATGGCGCCGGAGTGGGAGAAGATGATGACCGCTATCCTGGGCGCTCTTATCGAGGACTTCGGGGCCGTAATCGCTGAGGACTTCGGCGGGAAGTCGGCCGGCGGTGGAGAGGCGAAGTGGACATTTGACCCCATGAGCCTGGCTGCCGTGGCCTGGATGAAGAAGAACGGCGCCGCCGACGTGAAGAGCATCCTGGATACTGATAAGGCCGAGATGAGGGCCGTCCTGGTGGCCGGGCAGGAAGAGGGCTTGAGCACCGTGCAAATCGGCCGTAATATGCGGCAGTTCTATTCAGACCGGTCGCCGTATAAAGCGATGAGGGTCGCACGCACGGAGACATCTCATGCTGCTGGCTTCGGGCAGCGTGAAGCTGCCAAGCAAAGTGGCGTGGTAAAGAGAAAGCAATTTATCACGAGCAGAGACGACCGTGTGAGAGATGAGCATGCTGCTATGGATGGTGAAACAGTAGATTTTAACGAGCCTTATTCCGATGGTTCTATGTATCCTGGCGAAAACAGCATTAACTGTAGATGTGTGGAAGGGTATTTGACTAGATAATTTAACAGGGAGATAGCGCAATGCAAAATGGCTTATTTGAGAAGATGATAGACGAGGCTGCCGAGGAAGTCGCCAACAAAGGCTGGAAGGGGGCCGACCAGAATGCCGTGACCCTAGCAGCGTTCGGCCTATTATATAAGCTGGTCAGTAACAGGATGCACAGTATCTCAAAGCCCTTCTGGTGGGCGGCCGGGGTTATCGGAGCCGGCGTCCTCTGGTACATAGTGAGCAACCTGATTGGCATGGTAACAGGCAACGGTTAACTGAAAAGGGAGGTCAAAATGAAACCGGAACACAAGACAGTCAGCTTTGAAATTAAGGAAGTCGACGAGGAGACGGGGGTTTTCACGGGCTACGCAGCTACCTTCTCGAAAAAGCCCGACTCATACGGCGATATTATCGAGCCCGGCGCGTTCGCCAAGACTCTCAAGGAAATGGGCAATCGGGTAAAAATCCTCTGGAATCACAACACCCTGGAGCCGATTGGAAAGCCCGAGGAGCTGCTGGAGGATGATAAAGGCCTGTTCTTTAAGGGCAAGCTGAGCCTCGGTGTCCAGCGCGCCAGGGAAGTCCTGAGCCTTATGAAAGACGGCGTCATCACCGAGATGTCTTTCGGTTACGATACCATGAGGGAATCGTGGCAGGACGGCACCCGGCATCTGCAGGAAATGAGGCTGTGGGACGTGTCGCCGGTCACCTTTGCCGCCAACCCCGAGGCGGTCGTGCTGAGCGTCAAGAAGGCAACGACCTTCGCCGATTTACCCCTGGCGGATCGTGAGGACGAGTGGGATGCCACCGCTGCGGAGAAAAGGGTCCGCGCCTGGGCCGGCGGAGAGGATAATCTAAACTGGAATAAATACCGCCAGGCCTTCTACTGGTACGACGGGGAGAGCCCCGAGCTGTTCGGGAGCTACAAGCTGGGCTTCGCCGACGTGGCGGGGAGCCGGCTCACTGCCATCCCGCGGGGGATCTTCGCCGTGGCCGCGGTGATAATGGGCGCCCGGGGAGGAGTCCAGATCCCAGACGAGGAGATGTCGGCGGTGAAAGCCCACGTCGAGAAATATTACGCCAAGATGCGGAAGGAATTTGACGACGAGGAGATAATCGCCCCGTGGAATAAGGCCGAAACTTTTAACTGCGAATGTGTCGATTGTGGGCACGAGCTCATATCTGAGAAGCACTGCAGCGATACTAAATGCCCGGAATGTGGAGGTGAGATGAGAAGGGCTGAACGCCCTGGCCCAGGAAAGGAAAAATCAGGGCGTGTCTTGAGCGCCACGAACCTGGCGAAAGTCCAGGCGGCGCTCGCTGCTCTCCAGGCACTTCTCGAGGCTGCTATAAGTGAGTCAGAGCCGGAGAAATCCACTCAGCTCGCGGAAGCTACCAAGGAAGCCGCGGAACTGGAGATTATAGTGGCGAGTCTCAAGGCCGAGAACGACGGCTTCGATGTGAAGGAAGCCGAGAGGCGCATCGAGGCTATACTCGAAACCATCAACAAAAAACAGGAGGTAAAATAACCATGGAAGCAAAGGAAGCCGAGAGGCGCATCGAGGCTATACTCGAAACCATCAACAAAAAACAGGAGGTAAAATAACCATGGAAGCAAAGGAAGCAAAAGAACTTGCTGACCTGGTTCAGAGTGCAGTGGATGAGCTGCACAAGGCTGTAGAGCGCCAGGACGCTGAGATTAAGAAACTCGGCGAGCCTACGGCCGAAACAACGGCGACTATTGATAAGCTCAATACCCGGATAGATGAGTTGGAGGTCAAACTCCAGCGCCAGACTATCCCGGCAACGGGCAGCCAGGCACCCGAGTCCGAGGAAGCCAAGGCGCGCACCGCAGCCTTCTACAAATTCGTGAGGCAGGGTGAAGCGGGTTTAACCCCGGACGAGAGGAAGGCCCTCGTCGAAGATGCCACCGGCCAGTATCTCGTGACCCCTGAGCTCGAGTCCGAGATTGAGCGCACCCTCCCCAAAATAACCGTTATCCGCCCCCTGGCAACAGTGAGGCCAATCAGCAAGGACCGGCTCAAGCTTCGCAGCCTGAGTGAGGTCACTGTCGGCTGGGGTAAACTGGAAACCGGGGAAGAACCCACCGAGGGCGGAGGGGTACCGGGAGCGCCGACCTACCAGTACGCGGAAGACCTCTACGGTCTGGCCAAGATCGGCGAGGACGAGCTGGCGGACAGTGACGTCAACCTTCAGGCCATCCTGGCCGGTTCGTTCACCAGGGCAATAGGCGAGGCTGAAGACGCAGCATTTGTAGTCGGTCGCGGTCACACTACTTACGAGGAGCCGGAGGGCATCACCACGAACGCCACCCTGACAGGTGCCACCATTACCACGACCGCAGCCGGTGCCATCACCATCGAAAAATTCCTGGAGATGGTCTACACCTGCCCGGCCCAGCACCGCAAGAATGGGGTTTTCATCTGGAATTCCCTTACCGAACTGGCCGCAAGGCAGCTGAGAGGAGATGGCGGAGGCGGAGCCGGCACCGGGCCTTTCCTGTGGCAGCCGAGCATTGCCTCAGGCAAGCCCAACACCTTCGTGGGTTATCCCGCTTACTGCCAGGATGACATGGAGTCTCTGGCCGGGGCGGCCCAGGTCATCGCCATCTTTGGCGACCTCAAGGCTGGCTACCGGATAATCGACCGCCAGGGCATCACCCTCCAGCGGCTCTCCGAGCTGTACTCCGAAGCAGGCCTGGTGGGCTTCAAGGTCCACAAGAGGGTCGGCGGCGGGGTGATAAAGCCTGCCAACAAAGCGCTGGTCCTTCTGACCGAGCACGCCTAGCGATAGGTGAAGCGAATAGAGAGTAAACGGGGGGAGGTGAAATTCCTCCCCCCGAATAAATCGAGGAGACAAAGAGATGGCAAATAATCAAAAAGCATTTGACCCGACAGATGCGGTCATTACGGTTGGTGCCAATACTGCAGGGTCATTCCCCATAGGAATCCAGCTTTTGGGACCCAACGGTAAGGCTCTAACCCATTCCGCCTGCGTATTCTGTTACCTTGCGAAAGACGCGGCCGGCGCTACCATCTGCGTAGATGCAACAGATACTACTTCTATGGCTGCCGGCTCTGATGGCTTGATGGTCGAGGCCGCTGGATACGCTACCGCTGTATCAGGGCATTTCGTGAGTGAGGACGATGGAGGCATCGATATCACTGCGATTGTGCTAACCACCAAGACTATGTATCTGGTCGTAGTGCTGCCTAATGGCAAATTGGTCATTAGTGACATTATGACCTACACAGCATAATAGCCTGCCCTTCAGCAAGGTAGGGTCTCTTTAACCAGGGGGGAGCCCGGCGCTTACTCCTTCCGCTGCGGCTCCCCCATTACCAATCAAAAGGAGGATATCGTCATGCGTATCAGAATATTAAAACCCATAGTGTCAATCTACGGGGGCTTTAAGCCCGGGACGGTGGTGGATATTCCTAATGAGAACATCGCCGCCAGCTGGTGCAGAACCGGGATAGCAATGCAGGACAAGAGCCTGGATGGGGCGAGTGAGAGCAAAGCGGCACCGGCACCGGAAGCCGCCCCGGCACCTGCAAAGCCAAAGACGAAACGAAAACGGAGGAAAACATGATAGGCAAAATAAGATTAAAATACCATTCCGGCTGGAGGGTACGCCACTGGCGGAAGGACGAGCACGGCATCTACCGCCTCATCTGGCAGGATATAGCCATAGACCGGAATATCCTGCATGACGCTGGGGAAATCGCCATCCTGTCGGCCTTCTTCGCCACGGGTATGACTAACTACGGCGCTCCCCCGGCCAGTCTCTACCTCGGCCTGGATAAGCGAGCATCGCTGGCCGAAGCCGATACCCTGGCCACCCTGGACGAACTCGACAAATCAGGCTATGAGCGCAAGGCGCTATCTTCTGCCGGCACTGGCGCCAGCGGGCAGGACTTCTATATCAACCAGCCCGCAGCCTACTACAGGGCGGATAGCGCAGAGGTGGAGTGGACGGCGGGGGAGAACTGGGTGGATGCGGTCAAGAACATCTTTTTGTGCACCGATTCGGTTGCAGTGGAGGACGGGGACGGTGACCACCTCATTTCCAGCCTCGCCCTGACCGCTAACCGCACCTTACTGAGCGGGGACAAGCTGGACGGGTCTGTGTATATCGGCCTATCGGAGTGATAGATGGCCTACGCTGTAATAGAAAAGTCTGGCTGCGGTATACATAAGGACAGGGTTAAACTGCGCCTTGACTGCTATTTAGGAGTAATTTAGATGCCCATAACTAGAACTTCTAGGATGAATCCGGTAAAGATAAACGACACAACCTATGAGGTGACGCTGCCCCGGGGGGATAAGGTTGAGATAGGGGAGCGGGAGGCGGCCGACTTTAAGCCTCACCTCAAGCTCAATCGCTGGGGTGGAGAGTGCTCTATTAAGGTCGGCCTGCCTACCACCGCCCGGAGCAGCCCGGTTATCGAGGGGGAGAAGGTCAAGTGGGTGGATGCGGACATTGAAGCCTGCTTCTACCCACTTGAGCCGACGGTTGTCGATGGCTTTAGCCAGAATGAGCTGGGCGGGTTTGAGTTTGAGATTATCCTTAAAAAGAAGCCCCAGACGAACCAGATAGTCCTGAACATGGAGACTCAGGGGCTTAAATTCTACTATCAGCCTGAATTAACCCTAGAGGAGATAGCTTTAGGCTGTATCCGCCCCGCCAATGTGGTTGGTTCTTATGCCGTCTATCACGCTACCAGAACCAATATGCACCGAGGCAAGGCTGATGCTGATAAATATAAGGCTGGTAAGGCGTTCCATATCTACCGCCCCAAGGTAATAGACGCTTCGGGTAAAGAGGTATGGGCTGACCTCCATATTGACAATAAACTCACAATCACCATAGACCAGGTCTGGCTTGATGCTGCTGTTTACCCGATAAGCATTGACCCCAATTTCGGCTACGAGTCAATTGCAGGTAGTAGCTGGAGAACCGGAGATAATTATAAAAGAGCTTGTAAATTTACTGCGCCTGGGTCAGGCACTGCTACTTCTGTGACGGTTTACACTGCCGCTTATGACCCTAGCACTGGCTATATGAGGGGATTTATTTATTCTGACTCAGGGGGTCAAGCAGACGCACTTCTGGCAACTGGGACGGAGCTTCTTCTTGATGATACATTCGGATGGGAACAATCAGACCTTTCCACCTCAATAACTGAGGGTACTCCCTATTGGCTTGGCTGGATGTTTGACCACGTGAACTGGTATTTTTATGACGCTGGTGATACGGGGCAGGTGAACTGGGGGCGTGACCCTTATGCGGATGGGCCAAGTGACCCCTTTGGCACTCCTATGGTTTTGGATTGGGTGCAATCCATCTATTGCACTTATGAGGCGGGGGGAGGGGAGACCTACGATGAGACAGGCCGTGAGCAGGTAATCCTCGCTGTGACGGGGGGATTGGGTACCCAGACGATGCAGGAACTCGGTAAAGTTCAGGCTATACTCGCCGAAGTGGGCGAGACCGAACACTTCACCTTCCCCGAAACCGGGAAGGAGCAGGTCATCCTCGCTGTAGGTGGACAGGCCTCCGTCCAGACAATGAATGAACCGAGGGGACAGGTTATCCTCGCAGTCGGCGGGCAATCGGGCAAACAGACCATGACCGAGGCTAGAGGGCAGGTCATAAAAGCCGAGCTGGGCAAGGCCGAACACTTCACCTTCCCCGAAACCGGGAAGGAGCAGGTCATCCTCGCTGTAGGTGGACAGGCCTCCGTCCAGACAATGAATGAACCGAGGGGACAGGTTATCCTCGCAGTCGGCGGGCAATCGGGCAAACAGACCATGACCGAGGCTAGAGGGCAGGTCATAAAAGCCGAGCTGGGCAAGGCCGATATCCAGACTATGCTTGAAGCCCGTGGGCAAGTCATATTAGCCGAACAGGGGCATACCGACCTGGCTATCTTCGCCGAGACTGGACATCTCCAGGCTGTCTTAGCATCATTAGCCCAGACTGACCTGGCTACTTTCTCCGAGTTAGCGCACCTTGAGACTATCCTCGCCGTAATCGGTGAATCAGACCTGGCCACCTTTGCAGAAACCAGCCACCTCCAGGTCATCATAGCGGGGCAGGGAGAGAGCGACCTGGCTATCTTCTCGGAGCTGGGGCACCTGGAGGAAGTGCTGGCCGTCCTGGGCGAGGAAGATACCTATATTCCTGCTGGTGTGGTCTATGACGAAACCGGTCACCTGCAGGCGATACTCTTTATGGCCGGGGAGTCCGATAATCTCAGGTTTACCGAGACGGGCAAGGTGCAGGCCATCCTGGTCACCACGGGGGAGAGTGATACCGCCACCTTTGTCGATGCTCATGGCCAGGTCATACTGGTAAAGCTCGGAGAGAGGACAATCCGCATCCTGAAGAGGATAAGGCGGAAATCGGACATACACAACCTGGGCAGGATGCAGCCCAATTATAACCTCGGAACGATGCAGGGTAGATACACTCTAGGCGAGGGGGAGAAGCGAAATGTCATTAAATGATACGGCGCTGGTGACAGTGACCGAGGCTAAATCTTACCTGAGGGCGAGCACGGCCGCTTCCCTGCAGGTGCAGGCCGAGTATGTCGGGCTGGGTGACGGTGAGGAGGTGGAGTTTTCCCTTGATAATACCCCGGTGAGCGGCAGCCTGAAGCTCTATGTCAACGGCGTGCTCCAGGTGGAGGGCACCGATTTTACCCTGAGCGGGGCAACTATAACCTTCACAGCAGCCCCGGGGGCCGCTGTCCCTATCACCGCCAGCTATGATGCCCTCGCCGATGCCGATACCTTCGAGAGCTACGACGATGCGCTCCTGGAAATCTTAATCAACGCGGCCACCAAAAAGGCCGAGGGTTATACCGGGCGGGCATTTATTTCTCAAGAAATAATCGAGACTCACATCGGGGACGGAAGGCAGGTCCTGAAACTCTATAAGCAGCCCGTGACCGAAGTTTCAAACATTACCCTGGACGGCGACGAGGTGACCGATTACTCCGAGCGGCTTTCGATAGGGAGGCTGTACCACCCGGTTGTCTGGATTCTGGATGCAGAAATTGTTGTGACCTACACAGTGGGAAGTGGTATCACCCGAGCAGATACTCAAGCTCTGCTACCCGATGCTGTGGCCGCAGTGCTTTTAATCGTGGCTGATTTATATGAAAACAGAGGTGATAAGGTGGATAGCGAGAGCATAACCGGGGTTAGTTCTACGAGTTATAAAATGCCAAGCCGGGCCGAGGAATTATTGAATCCTTTGCGAATATCCGTTGGATTAGGATAACTCCTTGTGGTATAATATAATCGGGAGGTTAGATTATGCCACAGATAGGAGATGTTCTAAAGGGGACAGAAGCTGGATTCAACTTCGCAAATAAAGTTATATGGCATAGGTGCGAGGGATGTGGAAAAGAATATTGGGTAAGGATATTAAGGGGCAAACCTAGAAGTACAAGGTGTGTATCTTGTTGCCAAAAGACACTTGAGAGTCACGATAAACATAGTCGGGCAATACGGGGAGAAAGGCACTACAATTGGAAAGAAAGCCTATATTCATAGGCTTGAATGGAAGATTGCCGAATTAGAATCTGCTAAAGGAGTAAAAGCATGAATCTTCGTAAATTAGAGGCTGAAAACCGAGAGCAAATGAATAAAATATTTATCAAAGAAAAACTCGAAAATGTCATTACGGTATTAAACGAGATTAACAAACTTGACCCCACGGTGCTGCTGGCACTTATCAGTTATCGCGTGCCATGCAATCAGGCATTAGCAGACCATCCGACCGTGCAAGTGGGAAAGAGCGAACTGGGAGATTATTTTGAGGTCGGCTTGCTTGGGATATTGAATGGGCTTTTTGGGGTTAAAGAAGATGGCTATGGCTATATCGCCGCCGAGTTTGATGGTGATACCCTAAAGGGATTTAAACTCCTAACGTAATCCTAATTCTTATGTGAATTCTAAAGCCCGCTTCGGCGGGCTTTTTTAATGGAGCAGATTGCTCGATTCCCTGAGGGTAAATACAGGTCTCGGGTAACCTTTACCCTGGCTCGACCATAAACTCCATCCAAAAGCCATCCTGGTTTGTCTGGTAGGCATCTGAGGAGAAACCCTAATGTTATCGAATATCTTAAAAGACCGCGTCCAGGTGCAGGAGAAAACAACCACGCAGACGGCGATCGGGGAGACCGAGGTCTGGAAGCCTGTGCAGTGGCTCTCTGCCCGGGTCATCCCCCTGGACGCCAAGGCGCGGGCGGTCTACCAGCAGCTCCAGAGCCATGTTACCCACAAGGTCGTACTGCGCGGGAATGTCTCCCTCTCCCTGGGTAAGACCCGGCTCATCTGGGGTACAAAGACCCTGGGGCTGGCGGAACCTCCGCAGGTACTCGGCCAAACTACTGTAGTTATGGTGGGTGAAAGCAATGGCTGATGGCTGCGAGGTTAAACTGACGTTCCACACCGATAAGGTGGTCAAGGCTATCGATGATGCTCAGAGCAAGCTAATGTCTGAAGCCGTCAACGAGGTCAGGGACCAGACCCTTGAGACGCTCAGCGGCACCCGCAGCGGCCGGATATACAAGGTGCCGGGCACCGGCCGGACTTACACCGCCTCCGCCCCGGGTGAACCGCCGGCGGTTGCCACAGCTGAGTTGAGGCAAAATATCAAGACCTCGGTTGGAAGCGAGGGAAAGACGATTGCCGGCATAGTAGGCACAGATAAGATTCAGGGTAAGATGACCGAATTCGGGACAACGAAGATGGCCGCTAGGCCGTGGCTGCGTATCAGCTTCGAAAAGGCGATGCCGAAGTTAAAGGAGATATTCGGAAAGAAATGGCTACCGTAGATACTCAGAAATCACTCCTCACCTATCTCTTCAACCTGCTTACTACAGATGAAGATTTACAGACAGCTTGTGGAGGGGCAGTAAAATTATTCCCTGAAAAAGCCTCACCTGATACAGAGTTCCCATATTTAATTCACAGGATAGAGCCAAGAGCTGATAGTGATTTCTTCCCTATGATTCGGGCAACATATATTCTGGACATATACTCCTATTCCCCCAATCAGGAAGAAATTCTTGCAATTCGTAAAAAGATTATTGAACTTCTTGATGAGTTACAATTCTCAACCAATGAGGCCAGCAATGTTAGGATATGGTATCAGGCGGATACCCCAGTAGTGGATTATGAAGAAAATATTTGGCATCGTGCCTTTTTATGGAACCTGAGATATTACAGGAAGACGGAGGTGGCAGGAATTTTAAGCAGATAAATATCGGGGCGAGAGCCCCTCGAGGGCCTAAATAACTTTTGGAGGTAAAAGGAAATGACAGTCAAAAAGCATGGAGTAAGTGCGGACACACCGGACCGCATCTTGATAGATGCGGGAGCGGTCTACACCGGCTGGACCGATGTTGATACGCCGGGAACATTGCTCGGGGCGACCAAGGGGGGTAACGTCTTCGAGGTTAACCGGGCAATCAGGCGTATCGATCCGGATGGAGCCAAGGGGCCGGTCAAGGGTTTTCGTAGGGTGGAGGATGTCGTTGCCACTCTCACCGTCAACCTGATTGAGATTACCGAGGCAAACCTGCTTAAGGCACTAGCCGGTTCTTCGGCAACGGGTCACGTCATCACCGGCGCTGAGATTGACGACGATGACTACATCAGCAAGGTCGCCCTGGTTGGCACGATAACAGGCTTTAACGGCACCACCAAGCCCATCATCTGCGTGCTGAGCAACGTGCTGGTCGACGGGCCGTTCAGTCTCGCCTTGAACCCCAAGGATGAGGCGGTCATCAAGCTGGTCTTTACGGCTCATTATGCCGACTCCGACCTGGACACTGAGCCGTGGTCCATCGAATACCCGGCCGCGTGAGTGGAGGGAATAAATGGAGGTGAACTATGACAGTAGTTAAGCATGGAGTAAGCACAGATAGCCCTGACAGACTGCTCATCGATGCCGGCGCCGTCTACTTCAACTTCATCGATGCCGATAACTCCGGCACGCTCCTCGGTGCTACCCGCGGGGGTAACACCTTTGAGCTGGCCAGGACCATCAGGAAGATGGAGGCAGACGGGGCGAAGGGGCCGGTCAAGGGCATGAGACGGCTGGAAGAGGTGATGGCCACCCTCAAGGTCAATATGCTGGAGCTGACCGCGGAAAATCTGCGGAGGGCGATAGCCGGGGCTATATATTCCTCGGGTACTACCCTGGTGGAGGATGAAGCGGTCGGAAATGGTGATGGCGAGACATTGGTTTTCGCCCTGGACCATGCGCCGGTGCAGGAGAACAGCGAGACCATTGCCGTGGTCGACAGAGATACCCAGGTGCTCCTCACCGATTACACGATAGACTATGCCGCAGGTTCTATCCAATTCGTTGTTGCGCCCGAGGATGGGAAGGCAATCACCGCCACCTATTATTATGTATCAGCCGCTGCCGTCATCGGCGGTGAGACAACGGAAGCGTACAAGTACCTTATCAAGGACGCCGCCTATATCGGCAATGTGGCCATTGTGGGGACACTCACCGGCAAGACCAACCCGGTCATTGTCATAATCACCAATGCCCTCTGTGACTCCGGGCTGAGCCTAGCACTGGCGCCCAAAGACGAAGCGGTGCCTGTATTGACTTTCACAGCGCACTACCTTAATACTGACCTGGACACTGAGCCGTGGAGTTTGATTTATCCGGCCAGTTAAAGCAAGTTGAAGGAGGACTACAGTGGAAATCAAGGTTAGACCCCTGATCGTTACAGACGTCTTCGCTGTCGCTCGTATGTTGAGCAAGGTGACAAAGGGAGCGCGGGCGGAGCTCGCCGCGGCTATGTCAGCGAAGAAGAAACCTGACCCCACGGAGTTGGGCATGGTCATAATGCAAAGCATGTTTACCGAGACCGAAGAAGACCTGAAGGCATGGATGGCCGATCTGATTGGCAAGACCAAAGAGGAGTTCACGGTCATGTCAGCTGCAACGGTGATAGACATTATTGAGGCACTTATTGAGCAGGAGGACATCAAGGATTTTTTCGGACGTGTCTCTCAGTTAGTTGGCAGGCTTACCAAGAAGGCCTAGCTAAGCTTTTTGACCCGATACAGGCTCGGTATCACTGGGAGGATGATATTGTCAACCACCTTCCCTTCTCTCGCTTCCAACGGCTCTTAAAAATCTCTGCTGAAGCGAGAGAGGGGGAGAATAAGGATGCGTTCATCAAGGCTGCTTTTATAGCGCATCAACTGGGCGCCGGAGGGGGTAAGAACTTCGGTGATTATCTCCGTGAGCTAGGGCTGTTGGAAGGGCAGATAGCCACGGGTACGCCCTCGGCCCGGGACCTAACCAAGAAAGAAGCAATCGCTAAAGCAGAGGAAATCCTGAGAATGGCAAGGAAGAAGGTCTAAGTTTGTTTCTTTAATTCATTTAGCTTGTGTAATAAAGACCTTGCCTCGCCATCATCCTTCGTAGCTTTCGACAGGATTTGAGATGCCTCTGTTAATTTCTGCGGGTTCTCTATGTACCCTACCCTCAAGGTATCCCGGACATATTTCTTGGCTCGATTCTCTTGGAATTTGGGGATTGTCTCGGAAATGCCCTCCAGAACCTTCCAGATTCGAAATACCATCAGGAGTAAGAAAATCGAGTAGAGTAGCCCCAGGGCTCCAATAATCGAGTAAACGATTGCGATTGTTGTTTCCATTTTGATCTCCTTTCGAAGTTAAATATAGTATGGAAAATCTTTTAAGTCAAGAGGACGGGTAAAGTGAACGTATTCGAGCTTTTCGGGAAGGTTGCTCTCGATGGGAGCGCGAAGGTAAAGGATGAGCTGACTGGGCTGGAGAAGAAGACTCAGCAGGTCCAGAAAGGTATGCGGGTCATGGGTGCCGCATTTACTGCTGTGGGCGTTGCCGGCCTGGCCATAATCAGTTCAACCAAGAAGATAAATGCCCAGCTTGGTGTGACGGCGCTGAATCTTGGCGTTACCACTAAGGAAATGCGGGACCTAACCCTCGCAGTTACTAATGTGACTTTCGCCATAAGCGAGGTTACGGCAACCTTTGATTTATTGGCCAGGGCTGGGGTAAAAGACACGGAGGTCCTGAAGGCTACAGCCACAGCCTTCGATACCCTTGGTGACGCTACCGGTAATACGGCTAGCATTACTGCCGGCATTATGATAGATGCAATGAAGACCTTCGGCCTTACAGCTGAGGAAATAGCCAGTAAGGGCGACATGATGACCCACATGGCCAGAAATAGCACAATAGGCCTCGAAGACTTCGCCACAATGGTTGGATACACAGACCAAGAAATGGTCGCTGCTGGACTCACCATCGAAGATATGGCGGCTATGATGATGTATATGGGCGATAGCGGCATCGCACCTGGAAAGGTCATGCTTAGAGAGTGGCAGGCGGCGGTTACTCGATCAAAGAAAGAGAACATCTCTATGACCGAGGCTCTCGGTATGACAAGCGAAGAGTTGGCCAAGTATAATGGCGGTCTGCAGGATTCCGAGGGGGAAATGCAGCAGTTTGCTGATGCCGCGAATGAGCAATATACCATCATGGACAAGCTCAAACAGAAGTTCAGCGAGATAACTCTAGGAATGAGTGGTTTCCTTGAGCCTTTGGAGCCGATACTCGCCGGCATGACAGCTTTGGGGCCCTTGATGATAGGATTATCCACCAGCGCCGGGACTGCCGCGGTCAAGTGGGGACTACACACGGCCGCCCTGGTTGCGCACAAGGTAGCCCTTCTGGCCTCGGCCGTAGCTATTAAGGCGGTCACGGCCGCTCAGTGGCTATGGAATGCGGCCATGTCAGCCAACCCGATAGGTCTAATTATCATGGGGATAACAGCCCTGATAGCAGCTGGAGTCTTGCTCTGGAAGAACTGGGATAAGGTTGTCGATTTCTTCAAGATGGCTTGGTCGAATATAAAGATATTCTTCCTGGAGGGCGTGGAGAAAGTCCTGGGGACGTTGGATAAATTCTTAGGCTTCCTCCCGGGGCTGGGCGATAAAATCAGAGAAGCTCATGATACCATTGCCGGCATGATAGAGGCAGAGAAGATTGACCGGGACATCCTCCAAGTCGATAGAGCTCTGAAGAGAAACGAGGAGGCATTAGCTGAAAATCAAGTTGCGATAGAAAATGTAACTGAAGCTACTGACCCCGATTATGTCGATGCTTTAAATGCCTCGACAGTGGCCTTAAAGGATAATCAAACAGCACTCGAGGACCAGAAAGAGGCCTATGAGAATCTGCTGGAAAAGGCCCAGGAAGCCGTAAAGCAATTCGAGTATGAGCGAAGCGAAGCCGGCTTACTAGGGATAACCACAAAGGACGTAACGACGGCGCTGGTCGACCAGGGCTGGACCGCTGATAGACTTGCTGACCTGTGGGCCCAGCTGGGCGATGATGTTAATTATGCTGACCGGTATCTCGCGGCCGCCGGGCTCACTTCGTCCGAAATTGACGCTATACTCAAAAAACTCGGGGGCACTGTAAGCGGAGTAGCGGATAATTACGACGAACTCACCGAAAGCGTCCAAGGCTATAGCGCGGCGGTCACGGCCGCAAGCGCAAAGGAATACGAAGAGCTGCTGAAACTTCATGAGAAGGGCGAAGAGACCGGCTATGCTGATTACCTCTGGGAAACAGAAGCAGGGCGGGCAGCGATAGCCGCTGATATTGCTGCAGCACAAGCGAGTGCAGCGAGAAGTTATGAAGCGATGGCTTCTATTGAAACCGCATTAGCAGCATTTTTAGAGGGCAAACTTTCTTGGGTTCAGTATATATACGCATTGGGAAGGGAAGCAGGGGGTGGTGGCGGGGATGGTGGCGGAGGAGGCGGCGGTGGAGGTGGCGGTGGAACTCCGCCTCCCGGCCCCCCAGCGCCTTGGGTTCCCCCCTTTCCAATGCCGGGCTATCAATACGGTGGTCTTATACCGGGGCGACTTGGTGAGGCTGTTCCTATTATTGCACATGCTGGGGAGGAGGTTGTCCCCGTTAATAAAGTAGGCCGGTCTATAAATATCTATGTCCAACTTGACGGGAAAACGATAGCCAAGGCCATCGGTCAACCATTTGTAGACGAAATCCGAGTTAGGACAGGGCTGAAGAGCTAATGAGCACGATAAAGATTGACGGTATTGAAGTTGTTACCGCCAAGGATTCGCTTGTTGTTGAATGCCGCATTGAGGAACGTAGCACGGCCGATTTCGATGTCATAGACCTGGTCGGTGCTGCCAGCTATACCCGGGGCCAGCCGGTCGAAATCCGCGACCCGGACGATAACCTGGTGTTTGGCGGCTTCATCGACACGCCGAGCTCCCAGCGTGCATACCCGGGCGGCGGCCTTATCCATCATATCTCCTGCATGGACAATCACTACCTGGCCGACAAACGCCTTGTGGTTAATTCCTATGTATCTCAAACAGCAGGGTATATCGTAGAGGATATATTCGACCATTATCTCTCCCTTGAAGGCGTTACTATCGGGGAGATACAGGCCGGGCCAACGGTGGCCCAGGCCATATTCAGCTATGTCAAGGTTTCCGATGCCTTTGATGCACTGAAAGAATTGTCGGGGGCTTTTACCTGGTTTATAGACAATGAAAAGAAACTCTATTTTATTGATAGGGCTACTATCTCAGCCCCCTGGCAATTAGACTGGGCCACCCATAAAGCGGAAAGAGACAGCGTTAGTCTGATGACCGGGAATCCCTTATACCGGAATTTTCAGTATATCTGGGGCGGGACTGATATAACCAGCGTGCAAACAGCAACTTTCACCGGAGATGGGGTTATTAAGACATTTACCCTGGGGTATCCCCTGGCGGCGGAACCTGTAATTACCGAAGATGCCGCCCCGATGGATGTGGGCATCAAGGGGATAGAATCGGGGAAAGATTATTACTGGTCGAAGGGTGACAGCGCGATCTATGCAGAAGTAGCCCCCGGCATCGGGGTTGTTGTCGCAGTTGATTACTACGGGCAGTATCCTCTCATTGCAATGTCCCTTGATAGTGCCTCTATCGCGGCGAGGAAAGTTATTGAGGGAGGGACCGGGATAACTGAAGACATCGAAAGGGAAGCGTGGCACGAATCCAAGGAATCAGCCAGAGAATCCGCACAGGGGAAACTAACTCAATATTGCCAGGATGCCGAGAAGTTTAATTATCAGACACTCGAAAGTGGTCTTTTACCTGGCCAGCTTCAGGAAATCACCTATGCACCTTTCGGCTTTACCGCTCATCAGATGTTGATAGAGTCGGTATCTGTTAGCTCCCAAGGCGGGATAATTATCTACAATATAACCTGCATTACCGGGCCCATTCTCGGTTCCTGGAGCAAATTCTTTAATAATCTATTCATACGGCAAGACCAGTCAATTCGTGTGGGTGGCGAGATGCTGTTGAAGCTGATAGCCCAGCCCGAGAGTTTAGATTTGGTTGAGGATACCGACATTGATACGGATGACTTCTCGGGAGGTCTGGTCAATAGATGGCTCAATTCAGCCCCGATAGATGCCGGCTCCCTGGGGAATGTCCAGCATGAAGCTCTGGCTCTGGCCGAAGCTGTAGACGACGGTGAGCATACCACCGAGGATTACGAGTGGGATGACGGTTGTCTGTGGGATATGGCTACTTGGGCGTAGGAGAATGATATGAAAACAAAAGATAGAGATTCCTTAAGATTATACGGAAGGTGGCAGCTTGAAGCCCGCCATATCAAGACGGGCGAGATTATCGTCAAAGAAGGCAAGAACTTAATCTGCGCAGTGGGTAAGGGGCTGGTCGGCGACCTTATGATTGACACGGCTGGCTTCGACGTGGGGTTGACCTTCTGCGCTATAGGTTCAGACAATACCGCCCCAAATGTCGCTGATACCACTTTAACGGTGGAGGAATTCCGAAAGGCGGTAACTTCTAGGTCAAGAACCGTGAATGAGATAACGATTACCACATTTTTCACCGCCGGAGAGTCAACCTATGCGATAGAGGAAGCGGGGATATTCGGGCACTCAACGGCCAGCGCAACACCAGACAGCGGGATTATTTTCAGTCATTGGCTGGTTTCCTTTGACAACTCGGGTGGCGTCTACGATATAACGATTTCTTATATTCTGACAATAGGGTGAGGTGAGATATGCCAATAGCAACAGGACAACAGATATTGGCGGCGGATGTATTCCCGATAGCCGCAGGAGTTGGTGATATCCCAGAATGTTTTAATGATACAGAAAATGGCTCTAATGCCACTAGCTACGAGAAAGTGAAAGAGACCAGCCTGGCCAGAAGTGGAACTCTCAGAATCAAGTTTGATGTCAGGGGCCATCTCTCTGGCACCGGTTACGGCAAAATTTATAGGAACGGAGCCGCAGTCGGGACTGAGCGGAGCAACAACACTGATACATGGGTGACCTTTTCTGAGGATATTGCGGGATGGTCGGCTGCTGATTTGTGCCAACTATACACAAAGCATTCTGCCGGGGGAGGTGCATACAGTAAAGTACGGAATTTCCGTATTTATGTAAATGTTCCTGTCAATAATGTTGCGACAGTAGACTAGGAGTATCATATGGAAAAGCAATTACCTTATATTCCAGAGAACAGAGATCAGATTATAGCAGAGCAAGAGGCTCTAGGCTTCAGACTATATGAAGAGCAGATGCATCATTCTGGATGGTGGCTTTTGTTTACCGACCAGCCTTATGTGGAATCTAAACCCGAGAGAGACCCCATCAAGGAAATAGATGAACTTAAGGCACGGCTAACAGGAATAGAAGCGAGGGTAGTACCGAAATGAAATTGGAATCAGGGGATATAGGCGAAGTCAAGGGCGTGGGAACTCTACCCAAACTGAACGCCAAATTAACAGAGCCTCATACTGACCGCTTTCACTTCTTCTTAATCTGGAGGAAGGTCGGGGATGACTGGATAATACTGGAGTCTATAGGTAAAGGAATAGCCGTTGGGAGGTTGTCCTTCTATGCTGGCCAGGATGTCAAGTTCTACCGTGTGAACTGCCCCGCATATTACCGGCATCGAGCCCCGCTCGAGCTCACGAAATGGGGCAGGAGCAAGTACGATTACTCCCTGATTTTATCCATTATCATTCAAGGTCTATGGACAATATTCAAGAATTTCATAAAAGGTGAGGGGGTCCACCCGATAAAGGCTGGCGATATATCCTGGAAGCACAACTCCGCCCTTGTCTGCACTGAAGCCGTTGACATAGCCTATCTGTCTGTCGGAGTGAGTCTGACCGGTGGGACTGTCCCACTTCCGAGCGCTTTCAAGCAGGCAGAATTAGACGGTCTTATGGAGGAGATATGAGAGACACTCTGGCAATTTTATTTCTGCTCCTATTTTTACCCGCCTGGTTCGCCTTTATGTTCTGGATTGTTGCGAATTATCCTTTGAATGTGGCCGAGGCTCTTGGGATAGGTACGATAAACGGCGTCTTCCTTGCCGCATTTAAGGATATGTGGCAGTTTTACTTTAGAAAAGCTCCATTTCAACTTCCGGGGAAGAAATGATACTCTGGGCGGAGCTCTTTATCGGCTTCTTGATACTCTTTACGGTGACAATGACGGTGCTGGTGGGTTTCTGCCTGGTGCTACAGTTTCTCTCATCGCTGCAAGAAATATTTTTTGAGAAATAACCTCTTCCATACATACCCCGGTCTTAGAAGGCCCGCCCCTTTTTACGGGGGCGGGCTGTTTTTTTATTTCTTGAAGAGGTTATCTACCGGGCTGGCCAGCTGGTGGGCCTTAATCAGGTCCTCCTCTCCCAGGGTGGAGACATACCTCCGCGTCATCGATAAGGTACTGTGCCCCAGCATTATCTGCAGGGTGAACTCCGAGCCGCCATTTCTCAGGTAGTTGATAGCCGCGGTATGCCGGAAGGTGTGGGGACCGCGCTTGGCGCCAGTGATGCCAGCCCGGGCACAGAGTCGCTTGATAGCCATCTGGATACCCGCTAACGTATCCCCCTCATGTATCTCCGGCTCTAAACAAAGTCCCTTCACCCGGAAAGCCCGTATTGTTTCTGCGGCGGGTTTTAAGCGGGTATAGGCTACGAAGTCTATCGGCTCCATGCCTTCCCCGGCTGAAACCTCACCATAGACCGGCACGAAAGACCTGAGCGACAGCTCTATCTCGGGGAGGGCGGCCTCGGGTGGGCGGGGCTGAGCTATTACCTGGTCAGATATAAACCAAGCTAACGGTTTGCCAAGAATAACGGCAAATCGTTCTATATCGGCAACACCGAGTTTGACATCCCCCTTTTCTATTCTTGAAATATGAGCATCGGAACAGCCATACATAGCCCCTAGTTCTTCTTGGCTCATGTTAAGCGATTCCCTTGCCTGCTTAATTCTAGCCGCTATGAGTAATTGCCTATTCAATTTTATGCTCCTTAATGGAGACAGCGTAGGGATTTTCCTACATTTTCCGTAAAAAGTCAATAAAACTACTTGACTTTTCTTTACCAATATGGTAGGATATTAGTTGCAGGTTAGGGGAATGGATGGAAAGCCATATATTTTTTAGCTTCGGGGATACCAAATAGGTGAGGGTATGGTTACCAATAAAGTAATTAAGAAAACAAAACGGATGCTCAAAGAGGAGGCTAGGCTAGGCCAGCCATTAGAGGAGATTATCCCCAAGACCTACGAGAAATTAGGGAGTCTGGAGGCAGCGGGAGAGGCTTTGGGGATAAACGCAAATACCCTCTACGTCTGGCTTTTGAGATTGGGCTATACCCGAAAAGTAACGCTGGTAAGGAGATAGCTTATGGGCGGTGAAATTTGCTTGAGAAAAGGCCGGGAGCGCGGTCCTTGGTACGAAATCCAGTGTGTCAAGAATGACATCATCTCCAAAGAGTCCCGGGGTGAGGATGCTTCTTATGAAAGGGGTCTCTTGAATTCCTGGGCAAAATACCCCGGTTACAAAACTGCTGGAGATGCCCTCCGTACTCTTGGAAAATCAACCCACAGCCGCCTTACCACTGCGGCTAATGGTTTGATACCTGAAACAAAAATCTAGCTCATAAGAAGGAGTAAACAAATGTCTTTAGGAACTACCACCAGGTCCCGAGAATATCGTGAGGGGAAGATAAGCCGGCGTAGGACATATCGTTGCCGGAAATGCGGCGAGAGGTTTCAGGAGGACAGGCTGGGGCCTTTACCTGAAAAGGAACGGATCTGCCCTGTATGTCGACATATCAACGAGGTCAACGGAGTAATTAATGACTAGAGCCGAAGCCGGGCGAATCGGCGGCATCCAGACCCTGCTCCGGCATGGCAGGGAACACTTCTCTCTTGCTGGACAAAGGGGTGGCCGACCGCGGGCCAGGACTATAAGGCAGCAATCAGCTCCAAGAATTTTTACGAAAGGAGAGGCTGCCCAACGGCCTTTTAGCCTTAAGACACTAAAGGAGCTGTGGGATAGCAAGCGGGGAGAGAGCTGCAATTAGCTCTCCCCGAAGGAGGCGAAATGAAAAGCGGCGATGCAATCAGGATAGAGTTCAACACCGAGTATTACTTCCAGAATGGCCTGCGCCTGGTTCTTTACCCCTATAACTTTACTGAAGCCGGCGTATTCGATGCCTGGTGGAAGGGAAGGCAGAACTGATGAACCCTGAAGCCCTAAATCTATTAGAGGGGGTAGCGGGAAGTAAGCCACGCCGCCGGATGAAGATAACCGATGCCAATATCTCTAAGGGTGAACTTATATACACGGTGCATTGTGTTTGCGATACGGTGTTTGGTGTCTCCCTGTACCGGTATAGGGTCCGGTGCCCTAATTGTGGACGTGAAAGTTATATGCATAGCCTTATGAGGGATTGGAGTGATTAAATTTTATTGTCTCTACTGTAAGTTCGCCTCCCCTGACCTGACAGGACTTATAGACCATTTTGGGAGGGAACACTGCCACAGAATATTTTATGCCCTGAATACCAAAGGAGGATTAACTGATGGAAGAAAATAATGTAAAAGCTTTACGGGAAAAGGCTGGGCTTTCCCAAACCGAGCTGGCCAGGCTAGCCTGTGTCGCGAATTCCAATCTATCGTCAATAGAGCACTTCAAGCGGGAGCCCTGGCCGATACTCAGGCGACGGTTAGCACGGGCCTTAAAGTGCACCGAGACCGATCTGTTTCCAGAGCAGAGGGGGAAAACACGGTGACCGAAGAGAGATTGACGCTCTCTGTCGAAGAGGCCGCGGCGAAGCTCGGCATCTCGCGAAATTTAGGCTACCAGCTGGCTAAGACCGGGCAGCTCCCCGGGGTAATACGACTGGGGCAGCGGCGGATAGTAATCTCGAGGGTCCAATTTGAACGCTTCCTCGCAGCTGACCGCCATCGCCAGGAAGCACCACGACCAGAAGCCGGTACAGGGTATCGAATTTTACAACGAGCCCACCGTAAGGGTGAGCACCAAATAAGGAGGAGTAAAAATGCCAATTAAAGGACTGACCGAGAAGCGCCGACTGCCCCGGGAGGGCAAGATCCACCTTGGTATAAAGGCCACAACTAACAAGGCAGGGCAGGAATGCCCGCCTTACCCGAAGGCGGTGGACTATTTCGTATTCCCCCAAGACCATCCTCAATACCAGGAGCTGGTCGATACCTTCGGGGATAAGCCCAAAGAGCTCCGCATCGTTATACCTGTCAATAACGAGGAGCAGTTCGCAAGCCAATATTACCGGTGCTACTCAAAGAGCAGGGGCCTTATCTGCAAAGGGGACGGTGAAGTGGCTATGCGCACCGTGGATACTGTTACCGGCGCCATGGCCGATCGGGACTCTAAGACGGTAGAAATGCGGGAGGTCAGCTGTGAGGGTCGGGAGTGCCCCGATTATAAGGCCGGCAAGTGCAAGGAGATGATGAACCTGCAGTTTCTTTTGCCGGAGATAACAGGCCTGGGAATCTGGCAGATAGACACCTCCAGCATTAACAGCATCCGTAATATCAACGGGGCCGTGAGCTTGATTAAGGCTGTCCATGGGAGGGTGGCCATGCTGCCTCTCCTGCTGACCATGGAGAAGATAGAGGTTACCCCGCCGGGCGAGAAGAAGAAACCGGTGTGGGTGCTGAACCTTAAGAGCCCCACTACCCTGGTTGAGGCGGCTAAGCAAGCCATGCTGAAGCCGTTACAGCTTATCGCCGGCATGGGGCCCGAAGGGATTCTGACGCCGGTGCCGGATGATGAACGGCCTGAACTGATAACGCATGATTGGGAGGGGTCCATGGGCGACCCTATAGACCCCGACGTGGCCGCTATCCCGGTGGACCCGGAGGATTTATGGCCGCCCGGCCCCGATGACCAGCCCACAACTTCGGTCCAGGCGGCACCAGCTGCTAAAACAGCCGATAAAACGCCACCGGCTAAGGAAAAGGCCAAGCCACCGGCCAAAGCAGCCCCAAAAGCCACCGCCGAGCCTGCACCGGCGGGCCCGCCTAAAACCATCCAGGCCCTATATAACTGGATAGCTTCACATGGGAGAAAGTATGGCCGTACCTGGTTCCTGCAGAATTTTGGATATACCGAGGAGGAGTTGCGGGACCCGGCCAAGGTAGAGGCGGCTTACCAGGAAGTAATGCAAACTGCGGGCTGGGAGAACTAGCCCGGGTAATAAATAAGGAGGAGCAACCGTGGGAGAAATCAAGGCAAAGGTTACAGTGGACAAGCTGGAAGCCAAAGTGAAGCTGGTGGAGGAGAAGGAAGAGGGCGTGGTGGTAGACCGCCAGCTGGTCACCGAGGCCAAAATCCAGTATGAGGGCACCCCCGCCATGCTGGAGAAGATACTCTACACATTACAGGCGGGGCATACCGTGAAGGCCACCTTTACGACTCCGCAGCGGGGGCTGGATTTACCGGAGACAAAAGAGCCGGCTGCGGCCAGAGCAGCGTCTTAACAACTGAATAGCCAGTTACACGGGAACCCCAGAATGATGGGGCTACTCCTCTAGAGAGAGAGGCAGGAAGCCGTGGTGAAAATAAGCTGGCAGGGTAGAAGGCTGGGGTGTTCAGCATTAAAGTCCTTGGCGTGGTGGAATAGACACCAGCCCCAGCCCTGCAAGGGGGATTAAATGAAACTCTACTGCCCCAGGTGCAAAAAGAAAGTAGAAGCGGAGTTGAGATTATTTCAGTGGCGGAAGATGTGGTACTGCCCTAATTGCGGGGAGCTGCTGTTTAAGAGGGAGAGGACGAAGTGAATCACACAAAAATAGAATGGGTCCAAAACCCAGACGGCACCCCGGGCTACACCTGGAATCCAATAACCGGCTGCCTGAACCACGTCAACGGAATGTGCAAAGGCGGGGGCTTCCCCTGCTATGCCTACAGGCTAGCAAATGGGCGACTAAAGAACCTGTATCTGGCACAATCTCCTTTTGAAGGTCATTCGCCAGATGAGACAACATCACCTATTTACAAAGGGATATCATCGTATGACCCCTTCTATCCCCGCTTCTGGCCGGAGAGGTTACCCCCTGCTACTGGGCTGAAGATGGACTGGAAAGGTGTACCAGTAGGAGTATTCGTCTGTGATATGGGTGAGTTATTCGGCGATTGGGTGCCGACAGAGTGGCAAGATGCCATTTTCAAAGTTATAAAGGCTAACCCTTGGCACCGCTTCTACCTCTTAACTAAACAGCCCCAAAACCTGATTAAATTCAGCCCGTTCCCCCCGAACTGCTGGGTGGGGGTGACGGCTACGGGCTTTCGAGCCTTTGCTGGTGCACATTACTACTTGTCCCGTATAGAGGCAAGGGTTAAATACATATCGTTTGAACCCCTTTTATTCTGGGGCGTAGGGGCTTCCCCCCAGCCTTACCAAGAGTTCAGTCGCCATTTGAAAGAGTGTTGCAATTGGGTAATCATCGGCGCTCAGACCAAGCCCTATAGACCGCCCAAGATAGAGTGGGTGGAGGAGATTATTGAGGCGGCGGATAAGGCTGGGATACCAGTGTTCCTGAAGGATAACCTGAAGTCGTTGTTTGAGAAATATGGTAGTCCTTATGAGTTGAGGAGTGATGAAGGATAAGCAATATTGTATAGGGTGTGATAGCGATTTTTATAACGGGAATAATCCTTATGGGGTAAAAGAGTGTTGGAATTTTAAGACTGCCAAGATTGTGACTAAATTCCGTATAGGCTGGTGGACTCCAATGGATAAGGCTGACCGATTCCAAAAAGTGAAGACGCACAACTGCCATACCGAAAGTGGGAGATTCGCCTTCCTTGATAAAATGCCAGAACATTTGGTTAGCCCTACAGGAGGGAAGATAGGATGAAAGCATTAAGTATTAGGCAACCGTGGGCGTGGTTAATCTGCGCCGGCATCAAGGACATTGAGAACCGAAGGAGGCATACCAAGTTCCGAGGCAGGGTTTATGTGCACACCGGCAAGGTCATAGAGATAAAAGCCTTTGAGCTTCTGGCCGAAATGTACCTCATGGACAAGAGAGGTATCATACGAATAGGCAAAGATGTTATTAGTAGGATAATTGAGTATGGCCTGCCCAACCGAGGAATGTTTGCTACCGGCGCCATCATCGGCGAGGTTGATATAACTGATTGTGTTTGGTCTCAGAATGAAGGTCTGTCGGCCACGAAATCGCCCTGGTTCACCGGCCCCTATGGATGGGTACTGGCTAATCCCGTGGTATATGACAAAGCTATACCGTGCAAGGGGCGACAAGGCTTCTTTGACCCCAAAATGGAGATACCCGATGTTAGAGCATGATATCAAGCCCAAAGCAGACGAGGTAATAATACGTTACGGCACGGGGTGCTCGGCCTGGCCCGACTGCTTCACCTGCCCTTTCAAGGACTGCATAGCAGATTACAGCGGCGGGTACAGGCACCATTACAGCATGAACCACCAAGTAAAAACGGAAAGTGTTAATCACCAAAACAGACATCAAGACTGAGCTCCGGCGCATCCTGGAGCGGCACCAGGGCAGGGACCAGGCCGTCACCGGCATGGAGCTGGCGAAAAGGCTCGGCCACCGGAATGACCGGGAAATCCGGCAGGTTATCCGGGAGCTGATAGCCGAGGGGCTACCGGTGGCCAGCTGCGGCGCTGGCTACTTTCTGGCGACCAGCTATGCCGAGGCCCGGGAATATGCCGACTCGCTGAAAGGCCGGCTTATTGAGGATGCGCTGCGCCGGCGTGATTTCCGCAGAGCCGCCGACTGCCACTTAAGGCTGGCCACACAGAGAAGGCTAATTTGAAGGGAATAACCGATGGCTAGAACACAGAAGGATACAGTTAGCTATTTCCCACACGATGCTTATTCCTCGGCCAAAAGTGACACTGTGACAGTGCTCCAGAGCAGATTTGGTAATGACGGATATGCCTTCTGGTTCAAGCTGCTGGAGAATCTGGCTACGACCGGTGGGCATTATATTGACCTGAGAAATCCCGCCAGGTTGCAGGTGTTTATGGCCAAGATGGGCGTCGAGAAATTACTGGGTGTAGAAATGCTTAATTTACTTGTAGAAATGGAGGCCATTGACAAGGAGCTCTGGGAGTCGAAGGTAATCTGGTGTCAAAACCTGGTGGATAATGTCGCCGATGTCTATAAAAACCGCCGGCGGGAAATACCCCGAAAACCGATAATTACAGGCAATAATCGAATAACTACAGAGAGTAATGCCAAAACTACAGGTAGCCTATCTGTAGAAATACCACAAACTAAATTAAATAAAACTAAACTAAATAATATTAAAGGAGAGGGAGAGGGGGGTATGGGGGGAGATTCCACACCCTCACCAGCTGCTCAAAAGGTATTAGATATATTTCTTAAAAAATTCCCTTATGCCTTCGGGAGAGAGCCCAACAGCAGGGAACAAGCGCAGCTGAGGGACTTTGCCGCCGAGGTCGCTGCCGGCGGCGGCGCCACGGAAAAACAGATACATGATGCCTTTGCAGAGGCGGCGGGCCAGAATAAGTGTAATGTGAGATACGTCCGGGCGGTACTACTGGACTGGCTGGGGGTGCAGCGGTAACTATGAGTAGCGTATATTTTTACACACTAAAAAAGGGGGGTGAGTGATGCCATTAGCTAATTATACTACGGGTGTTCAGGCCAACAAGACTGTCGGTGAAATCCGTGGTAAACCTCTTGCCCCAAACTTTTACGCTATTGTCTTGAGGATTGATGACGGTAGGTATCTCCACGCTTGCCGTGCCGGTGTTGCAGCATTTGGTGAAGCAGTAAGGAGCGAAAATCCCATCTTGGCTGATGATATACAAACCAAATTAAGGGAATTAGCCCTACAGGAGGGAAGATAGGATGAAGCCCAAATGGTCTTCCTCGTAATCAAAATTAGAACAGGTTTCAAACAAGGGTCTGAAACCGTTTATAAGTGCGATAATTGTGGTAAAGAAGCAAAAGACGTTGTGCCTGCTGGCTGGTTTCTATTAGGGTTCGCCATAATTAAGCACCTGCAATTCCCTGAAGGTATTAAACTAAAAATGCCCATCGCTAACAAACCCGATTGGCAGATTACGCACCATTTTTGCTCTGAACAGTGTATGAACGAAGCTGTCAAAGTTAAGTCTAGCCCCACTAATGGGGAGGGGGAATGAGAAAGTTTGAATTTGACGTTCTAGGGATGGGTATGAACAATAGTGATTACCCGGGGGCTTTCACAGAGCCGGTGAAGCAGATTATCAAGTCTGTTATTTCTGGCAAAGTGTTACACCTCTACTCTGGCAGTAGTTTTATTGGAGATGAGCGCATTGATATAGACCATCCTAATGCCACTAAAAATATGAGAGTAGAAGATTTTATAATCAGTGATAGCCGAAATTGGGATTGGTGTTTGTTAGATGCCCCCTATGCTATTACTAGAGCCAATCTTAGATTGAAGGAATATGGCGAAGCTGATTCCCTGAGTGGTAATGTAAAATGGCGGCGCATTTTAAGACAATACTTTCAAAAACATTTAGATAATGTTTTGTGGCTAGATATGTGTGCACCCTCAATAAAAGGATTTAGGCGTAAAAAACTATGGCTATTATTACCTGGCGGCTTCCATACTGTTCGTGTCCTATCTTGGTTAAAGCGGGAAATGAAGCCCCTACTGTGAGGGGAGCCCCAAGGAAAGGAGAAGATGATGGGGAATAAGCCCCTAATAGTATGGCAGGTTGAGGAAATTCTGTTGCGTATGGAGTGTTGGGAGTATATGAGAAAAACGCCGTTACTTACACCGTATCTAAGACTACTACTAGAAGATATTGCTCTTAATGCTCTTAGCCCCACTAATGGGGAGGGGGAATGAGAAATGATTAACAGTAGAGTAATACTATGAAGGAGGATGAGCATGGCGATAACTGAGGAGCAGTTTTCCGGCCAGGTAGAGGACCTGCTCAAGATGTTAGGCTGGCGCTGGTGCCACTTCCGCCCGGCCAGGACGGAGAAGGGCTGGCGGACGGCGCTCACCGGGGACAAGGGGCTGCCGGATATCATCGCCGCAAGGCCGCCGCGCCTTATATTTGCCGAGCTGAAGTCTGAAGATGGTGAACTATCGCCGGAGCAGGAGGGATGGATTGCGGCTCTTAAAAAGGATTTAGGCGTAAAAAACTATGGCTATTATTACCTGGCGGCTTCCATATTGAGCTATAGGGACTTGGGGAATAATGAATATCTCATTGAGACGATAACACCCGAAGTCTACCTCTGGCGGCCAAATCAAATTGAGGAAATAGCGGAGATATTGAGTTAATGCCTAAGGGCGTGCAGCTGATAACCTACGAGTTGACCCCCCTCCAGGCGGCTCTCATAGAGTGGGGGAAATTGCACCCCTATGGTAAACTAAAAGAGATACAGTACCAGGACGGGATGCCGGTCAAGGCCGAGATGTACCTGGTGGACGGGACCGGGACGGAGACGGTGCTGTTCGATAAGGTGGCCAGGAAGGCGGGGTTACTGAAGGAATGAGTGAATTAAACGAGGATGAATTGAGGTTTGAAGAGTGCCGGCCTATTTCCGATGCCACATGGGCTCAACTCCGTGAGGCCTTAATAAATGAGATTCTCTTACGGTTTGCTATCCCCCCGAGTATTTTGGGTGAACAACGAGAGAGAGGGGTTTTCTCAAAGAGACTTAACAACTAAATAACCAGTCGCTGACCAGGGGAAACCGGAGGCGGCCTTCTGAGCTTAACAGGCTCGGGGCCGCCTCTTTTTATTATCGGATTATCGAGGTTCGATAAGGTGAGAATATGAATAGATTGACCTGCCCTATATGGGAGTGCCTGAAGCCGGAGCAGCTGGCTAAGCTGATCTTAGTCCAGTGGAAGCTCTACGGCACCAGGTTAGAGCTGCTTACCCGCTCCGACTATAGCGGCATTGAGAATTTGGAGGAATTGACCAAGATTATGAGGCAAAAACCCCACCATTCTAGAGGAGTTGATGTTGGCCATTAAGCAAGGCTTCAAGTTCTTGAATGCGCTTTGCTTTTGCCTGAAGAACAAGGTAATGCTTCTTATTCGGCAGGGCTACCAAGTTGCGAGGGTGATTGTCGTCTTTGACACCGTTCAGATGGTGAATTATCCACCCTTCCGGGAGTGGTTTACCATTAACCTGCTCCCAGATGTAAATGTGCTCCAGAACGAGGCCATGCCTATTTGCTCTGGGATGGTCAGGTATGAAGACAAATATATATCCGCCTGTAGACTTATATCTTTTGCCGATTCTTCCTTTATCCCTTTCAGCTTTCAAAGCGGCGTGGATTGCTCTGATGTTTCCTGTTTCCCAATTATGCTTCGAGGCACAAGACCGGCATCTCTTTGCTGCTTTCCTAGAATCATATTTCCCATTTTGCTGTTGATTGATAGGTTTGCCACAGTCAGGGCAAAATCGTGCTATCGGCCTTTGTCTGTGTTTGTGCTCACAATTTATACAGCGTTTGGCCTCTTGAGAGCATGGCTGTCCGCAATCCAAACAGGGATGTTGGTGTTCCTGTTTCCATATATTGTAAGTATAGCATATATGAACCTAAATAGCAACAGGATGCAAAGGTGTCTCAAGTAGAGTATTCATATAAGGAATTCACCTTCACGCTTGAGCAAGTAAAGTGGGCATTGGCCAACTTATCGACATTGAAAAATGGTGAGTGGCCTAGAGA